CAACTACTTTTACAAAAGGTATTGAAGAGTACGAAGATAACGTAACCTTTGGTACAGGAATTACAGGCACTGGTTTAGTACACTCATTTGGAACACGTAAGATCCAAACATTTGTAGGAAGCCTTGCCGCAACAGATACAAGCACAGCTTATGCTGACGGTGACGTTCTAGTAGAGCTAGGTGCTCTAGATACATCTTCACCCTCAAGCATTGTAACACCATCTAAGTTCTTTATTCACAGAGCTTTAATAGGTATTACAACTGCTGCAGGTGAAACACTTGTAGGTGGTCTATCTCTTAGTGCTACTTCAGGTACAGCTACTAACTCTGCTGTTTCTTCAGGAACAGAGATTGTAGGTGCAGGTGTAACATCTTTTAACGAACAGTTAAGTGCAACACAGTCAATCACTGAGGTTGACGTAAACTTTAACAACACAGCAGGTAACTATCACATATTTGTACCTAATATTACTGCTGCTATTGCAAGTAAAAACTTGTATGCATTTGCAACAACTACATTAAATGCAGATGCTACTGCAGGACGATTTACTGTTGAGCTAGAATACTCAGTATTTTAAAGGGAGGAATAATAAATGTCAACTTCCGTAGGCACATTCCAACCTAATACGTTACGATGGAGCGTACAAACAAAACAAACTGTAGATAATACAGCAGGTAACACAAAACATTTTACCTGCACTGGTTTTAAAGTTGTACATCTTCACGCTGACCAAGAGTTTCTAATTAACTTTGGTACTGCAGAAGCAAACTGTGGTGATAACGATCTAGAATTAGAAGCAGGTAACTACACTCTTGCGATACCTGACGCTATTGGTGACACTGTTATAATGAATATCTTAGCAGCAACTAGTGATAACGTAACTATTAAAGTAGTACTTTCATAAAATATTGCAACCCTGCTAGAATATAGTGGGGTTGTATTAACATAAGGAATAATTAAATGCAATTAAAAAAACCAACAACCGATCAAAAGGGTTTAAAAAAATTACCTACTGTAGTTCGTAATAAAATGGGTTACATGAAAAAGGGTGGTATGTCTAAACCTACAGATTATCGTAAAACAGGAATGTTTTATGGTGGCATGTCAAAGAAAAAGGGTTGATATGAAACTTAAAGACAACAAAGTATTATCAGATAAAAATAAAGTAATAGCTGAAAATATTAATGGTGACTGGGTATCTAAAGATGACTCTGTTTCTATCTTTACTATTTTAGACTTTGTTAAAGATGCTGAAGTAGAAGAAACAGAAATGGTACGTGCTCGTAATGAGAAAGGTCATTATATAGCTGACGATCCTAATACACCTGAAAATGAAGCTTGGACAACTAAAGTTGTCAAGAAGATTGTAGGAAAAGCATAACAGGGTTGCATTTTTATCTGTAGTATGTTATAACTATATGTGATATAACTATCTCTGGTAGCTAAAGTTACCGTTAACACAGGAGATAGATTATGTTAAAAAGAATATTTAATAGAATAATTGAAGCAAGAATAGAATCAGCAAAACGTAAGATTGCACGTAATCAATTATATAGTATGACCGACTCAGAACTAAGAGATATAGGCATAGGTCGCTATGACATAGAAAGAGTTTTAAGACATGGCTATAAAGAAGCGAACCACTAATACACGTAAAGCTAAACCATTAAAAATGTCTAAAGGTGGTAAGAGTACAGTTAATAAAGCAGGTAACTATACTAAACCCACCATGCGTAAAAATATTTTTAATAGAATAAAAGCAGGAAGTAAAGGCGGTGGTGCAGGTCAATGGTCTGCACGTAAAGCTCAAATGCTTGCAAAAGCGTATAAAGCTGCAGGAGGCGGCTATAAAAATTAGAGGCTAAGATGGACCCAGTTACAATTATTGGTGGGGCTACTGTAGCATTTAATGCCCTCAAGAAGGGATTTCAAGTAGGTAAAGACCTACAAGATATGTCGGGGCAGTTAACACAATGGGCAGGTGCTATGAGTGACCTGTCTTTCATGGAACAAAAAAATAAAAACCCTCCATGGTGGAAAGCATTAAATGGACAATCTGTTGAAGCCGAAGCATTAGAAATATTTACAGCTAAAAAGAAAGCAGAGTCTATGCGTCAGGAGTTAAAAGACTGGATTAGTTTTAGTATGGGTCCAAGTGCATGGGATGAACTAGTAGCTACTGAGGGTAGAATACGTAAACAAAAGAAAGAACAAGAGTATCGTAAAGCTGAAATGATTGAAGCAATTATAACTTGGACAGTCACAGGTTTATTAATGGTTTCAGGTATAGGTGCTTTAATATTAATAGCATGGATAATAAATGGCTAAATCAGCATCACAAAAAAGTCTTGACAAATGGACAAGACAAAAATGGAGAACTAAAAGTGGTAAACCTTCTACGCAAGGATCAAAAGCTACTGGTGAACGATACTTGCCAGAGGCAGCAATCAAGGGTATGTCTAGTTCGCAGTATGCAGCAACTACGGCTAAAAAAAGAAAAGATAAAGCAGCAGGTAAACAGTTTTCTAAACAACCTAAAGCTGCGGCTAAAACTTCCAGACGTTACAGGAGATCCTAATTGGTAATAGATTTTGATGTAGATGGTGATGGTAAGATCACAGCAGAAGAAATAGCAATGAAAGAACGTATGCTTGAGGTTGAGCTACGTGAAGAAAAATCATCATCACAAAAATTTATGGCGTGGGTAGCAATGGGAATGATGATTGTATTTACGGTTATTTTATTTACTCCTATGATGACAGATTCAAGAGTAGAAGCCCTCGCAGATTTGCTTGGGTTATTTTATATTGCACAGACAGGTGTTGTAGCAGCCTATATGGGAGCTACAGCTTACATGGCAGGTAAACCAATGGGCAATAGAGTGGCAATGCAAAAGGATATGAGATGAGTTTTAAATTAAGTCAGAGATCAATGGACAGATTAGAGGGTGTGCATCCTGCTATGACTGGAGTAGTAGAAAGAGCTATACAACTTACAGACGTAGACTTTGGAGTTACACAGGGTGTAAGAACTTTAGAAGAACAAAAGGCTAATGTAGCTGCAGGAAGATCACAAACAATGGCTAGTAAACATTTATTACAGGATGATGGATTTAGCCATGCTGTAGATGTTGTAGCTTATGTAGGACCAGACGTATCATGGGAATTAAATTTGTACGATAATATTTGTGATGCTTTTAAACAAGCAGCAGAAGAAACTGGGGCATCTATTAAATGGGGTGCTGCATGGTCTGAGGGAGACATCAGATCATATTCTGGAACAGCAGAAGATGCTATGATGGCATATGTAGATTTACGTAGATCACAAGGTCGTAGACCATTTATTGATGCCCCTCATTTTGAATTAATGTAATGAAAGAGTTTGTATTAGTTATAAGTATGTGGGGTAATACTGGACAAGAGTGGGTATACACAGGTAATCAGTATATTATGCAAAAATTATTTACTGAGCAACAATGTCAGATAATTGCTCAGAGAGCAAACTGGGAAAAGTATGAAGAAAATGAATACTTAGGTTTGCAGTTTGATTGCTTTAATAAAGCAGATAAACAGGAGTAATATGGTGAGATGGTTAATACTCGTTCTATTTTTATCTGGCTGTGGTTTGAGTACTCTGCTACCGCTAGGAGGATCAGACGGTCCTACAGTAAATTCTAATGCACAAATAGGTGCAGAGAATAGACAGGCTGCTGTAAGCGTAGAACAAACAGAAGAAACTACAGCAGGTAGAGATGTTGTAACTACAGAAGTTTTAAAAGAAATAGAAACAGGTATGGTTGAAAAACTAAATATTCAAAACATACCACCTTGGGTAATGATCCTATTGTTATTAGGATGGTTACTGCCAACACCTACAGAAATGGGCAGAGGCATGTTTAACTTTGTACTATTATTATTTGGAAGACAAAAACTATGACACGAGCACTAACAGAGAAACAACAAAAGCTATTAGCTGTGCTGTTTGACGAAGCAGGTGGAGATATTGTGACCGCAAAGAAACTTGCAGGATACTCTGATGCTACATCCTCTGCTGAAGTAGTAAAGTCTCTTAAAGAAGAAATACTAGATGCAACGCAGACTTACATGGCACGTAATGCACCTAAAGCTGCAATGTCTATGGTGGGTGCATTGTACGATCCTACTGAGTTAGGTATTCGTGACAAGATGCAAGCTGCCAAAGAACTACTTGATCGTACAGGTCTAGTAAAAACAGAAAAGATGCAAGTAGAAGCAAAGGGTGGTGTAATGCTTATGCCACCTAAACAAATGGATGAAGATGACTAAACCTCTACAAAAGTGGAAGTTACCCCAACCAACCGACATAAAAGAAGACAATGAATGGATTGTTATTCCACGAATATCAAGAACAATACCATTCGGATATGAAATAAATAAGGACGATCCCGATATACTTCTACCTATTGAGCATGAACTTAATATGCTTGAAGAGGCAAAGAAATATATAAAACAATATTCATATCGTGAGGTAGCTAATTGGTTATCTAGAAATACAGGTAGATCTATATCTCACGTAGGACTCAAGAAACGGTTGGATAATGAGCGAAGAAGAAAAAACAAAGCTGGAAGCCTACGCAGATGGGCAGACTATGCGAAAAAGGCAATCGCCAAAGCGGAAGAAATTGAAACTAAACGCATCGGTGCAAAAGCCTACGAAGAAGAAAGCTACCCCAAAGCAAGTTAATATCGTTGAGGAGATTCCTGTTGAGGAACAACACAACGTTATTTTCAAACCTAATGAAGGTCCACAGACAGACTTTCTAGCTGCAGGTGAACGAGAAGTTTTATATGGCGGCTCTGCAGGTGGTGGTAAGAGTTATGCGATGTTAGCAGATCCATTAAGGTATATGGGTCATCCTGATTTTTCAGGCTTATTACTACGGCATACAACAGAAGAACTTAGGGAACTTATATTTAAATCACAGGAGATGTACCCTAAGATTTGGAAGGGTATCAAGTGGTCTGAACGAAAGATGCAGTGGAC